TTATCTTTTGGTGAAATAAGACATGTACATTTTTTATTTATATAGAAATTTTCATTTTTAACTGGAAGATATTTATCATGAGAATGACAAACAGAACAACGTTTTGTATTGTGAGAAATATAAACATGATATACAGCTTTTAAAAGACATTTTTATCAACCTCTGCAACTAAAACAGTATTTATTCTACTACTATAGTACATATATGTATGTTCAATGTCAAGTTATTTTATAAATTTGTCCATTTATCTGGTGGACAACATCTATCATTAATTTCAGCAACAAGAACTAATCGCCAATTCATTTTAGTTCCAATATTTTGTGCTGTCATTGCAGCGGATTCAAAATCAACTTCTTCAAATTCATAAATTCGATCTTTAACCAATTCCCTCGATGTTTCATTTTTTCCTTTATACATTACTCGATATAACATTTTATTTTTCTTTTTTTATATTTTAAAACCTCTTTAAAATTCTTGGTATATTTTACTACCTTGTATTTCTTTAGCTTTTTGATATTTACCATTGTAATTTATTATATCACCATAAATTGTATTATAATAAATTTGACAACATTCTATTTTTGAATAAATTTTAATAGGTTTGATGACTGATATTTCAAGAGTCCATTGTCCACAAAAACCAATATCACCAAATCCTGCAGTTACATGCACAAATATACCAAGTCTTCCTAATGATGATCGGCCTTCGACCATGGGAACAAGATTATATGTTTCTGTATATTCAATTGTTTTTCCAAGGTATAAAGTACCAGGATATAATACTAATCCATTATCTGGTATTTTTAAATCATGCATTTTATTTTCTTTTTTTAGATCAAGAAAATCGTCATTACTAAGGTACTTCTTTAATTTACTATCTAATTTTAAATTATAACTATTTGGATTTATATTTTTTTTATCAAAAGGATCAATAACAATATCCCCCTTATTAATCCTTTTAAGTATTTCAAGTCCAGTTAATATCATTTGTTATTTATTATTCCTTTTTTCTTTACCAATTATAAAATTATTTTTTCCTTTTTTCTTTTTACTAATTGATTGATAATACCCAGGTTGACATTCTGAAAAATTATTACAACATGGTGCTAAGTTTTTAATGTCACATTCACATTTACCAGGAAAATATAAACCGTCATATCCCGCAATAATTAAATATTTTTTTAAAATTTCTTTAACTAACATAAAATTATCCTTATATATTTAATTCATATTTTGGTATTTCTTGTATATTATTATTCTTATAAATTATTAAAATTGATACAAATTTTATTCTTGCTATAGATCTAAAATCTTTTATAGGTTGATTTATTTTTATAAATTGATTTTTTTCAATATTACCACAAAGTCTATATAGTAATTCATGTTTTTTCCCATCATTTGTAATTTCAAATTTTAAAATTATATGAGAAATTAAAATTCCACTTTTATTTTTCATATTTGTTTTAATCATAAGTTGATTTTCTTCATTTTCATATAATTTTAAATAATACAATTTAATAGGATTATTATGTTGAATTGAACTGCATTCAATTATTAAAATAAATAAAAATATAAATAATTTTTTCATTTTATACCTCTTCAATTTTTGTTATACCTTTTTTTATCACTATATTAAATATTTTGTCCGCTCCTTTTTCAATCTCAGATAAAGATACACGTTCATCACTTATCATTATTATTTGTAAATTTAATTTATCAGACAACTCTTTTACCATTTGAATTACTCTTTTATTTTCTTCAATACCTTTTAAGTGTTTAAAAGGTTCATCAAGTATAATAGTTCTTCTATATTTTTTTCCTAATTGTAATACTGCTAATCGTAAAGCAAAGGCAGCAACATCAATGGGACCAAATCCAGAGGCATCTATTGGTTTATACTTTTCTTTATTTCTTACAAAAAATATTTCAGCCTCAGTTGTTCCACGTTTGATAACAAATTCAATTTCAAATTCGTAAGGATTGTCAAATACTGCATTTAAGGCAACTGAAACAATATCAGATAAATAATATTTAAGTTCCTCCTGTGTTTGTTTTGCTACATGTTGTAGTATTAGTTGCCCCTCCTGAATATTTTTTAATCTTATTTTATTTTGCTTTAATTTAAATTTAAAATCCTCAAGATTGTTTGAAATTATTTCCCTTTTACCCTTTTCTTTTTCAAGATGATTTTGAACAATTTGTAGTCTGTCATTTAAAGTCATAATAATCCCTCTAATTCCTCAAGTTCTTCTTCAATTTCATTTTCAGTATTTTCAATTTTGATTTTTAAATCTTCAAGAAATTTCTTTACATTTTTTTTATCAATTTTATATTTATTCAACTCCTTATCAAGCATTTTGCCCAGTTCCTCTTTTTTACCTTCAAGTCGCATTAGTTCATTTTTAGATTGTTCAACATCCTCCTTTAACTGAATTAATTTTTTTGATAAATTCATTTGTCATCCTCCATCCAATACTCTTCTGATTCTAATTCCATACTTCTTAAAACATCAATTGGCATTTCAATTACATCAGCATTTTTTGATTCATCACACATAAAAATACCTTGCCAACAACTTGCTTGATAACACTTTGAACATACCAGGACATGGGTCTTTAGCTTTCTCCTCTTTAATTTTTTAATCATCAATAACCTCCCATAAAATATTTTGTACTGATTGCCTTGTCTTATTCTTATTGATATATTTCTTAATGTTTTTTACAAAACTCAAAGATACATCATAATCATCATTTAATTTTTTAATAAATATTTTAAACCTTTCTTCCTTTCTTTCCTCCTGTTCTATATGTTCTCTATCAATTACATTTTCCTCTATAGGTAAAAATATTTGTTTTACTGTATTTGTGTCTGTATAATAGAGAAATATACAAGGTTTATGTTTTATCTGTCCTGCTGTCATTCTCATCAATGATCCTGGATTAACAAGTAATCTTCCTTCATATTCAAATACAAAAGTTTTATGATTATCTCCTGTAAGAATTAAATTATATTTTTTATATTTTTTTAAAAAAGATAAAGCAGTTGATCCACCAATCAGTTTGTCTTGTGTGTCATTTGGCTTCTGTATAAAAGTATGCATCATTCCAATTGATGGATCAACCTTTATTGTGTGAATACCTCCCAATTCAATCAATTCTAATGGTATTATATCCGCAGTTGATAATATACCAATACTAGAATCGATTATATTTTTTATATTATGATTAGGTAAATCATGTTGTCCAGGAATTGTATAAATTAGTTTAGGTAAATTATTCATTAAATAAATTTCAAGGGATTTTGAAGATTTTGCCTTATTAAATAAATCACCTGCACATAGAATAGGACAATTATGTTTTTCAGACAGATTTTTTATAAATTGTATTTTTTTAGCTTGTGCTTCAAAATAATTATCTGTTCTACATATTGGCTGGTCGTCACGTAAATGCCAGTCTGCTGTTAAGATAAAACTAGCTTTTTTATTGATTCGTGTTCTTTTTTTCCTCATCATATTCCTTTTTTTGTTTTCTTGTGCATATTTTACATGTCGAACGTCTATATTTATATATTAACTTACCATATTTTCTACTTGTTAAATTAAATTCTTTAATGTGTTTTGGTTTCATACAATTAGAACATATTTTATATTTTTCTCCAAGATGTAATTTTACATTATTTTTTGAATTATTTTCTGTATTATCAACAATATTCCCTTTTCTACATTTAAGTTTTTCCTTTATTACTTCCTCTCTTGTTTTTCCATATCTTTTTTTATAATAATAATTTAATGAATGTTTTGAACTTTCTTGAATATTATTATAATAATTTTCATAAATTAAGTTTTCGGTATTTTCTGATTGCAAACTGGACATATTTCTATTCCTTCTATTAATTTATTATATTGAGTTTTTAATTTATCATTTTTCTCCTTTTCTTTTTTGTATAAATTAAAACAATTATAAAATTGGTGTTTAAAATTATTTAAGTTATTAAATATTTCATTATCTTTCTCAAGTATTTTAATTTTTATTGATAGTTGATTTATTTTTTTATAAGCCTTATTAATATTTGAAAATTTATTAAGATCATTATTGATTTTTTGTATTTTATTATATAAATCAGTGATTGTATAATAGGAATTAGCCATGTCTCTAATAGACTCTGTAGATTTTAAAAGTTGTCGAAGTTTTTTTTCTGCTCTTGATATATACACATACTCCTGTAATTTATTCTCTATATCATCAATTTCAGAACTTATTTTATTGATATTTTTTGTTGTTTCACGTCTTAGGGATTCAATATTTGATAAACTTCTATCAATTTGATCTATATTGACAACTTTATTTAAATACTTAGCAACCTCTCCCGGAGTATTGGAGATTAAAAAGTGGTTATCCCCCTGACGTTGTAGATTTATATCGGACATATTTACTACTGTCTGTACTTCCATTGGTACTTCTTTGTTGACTGCTTTTAAACATTCATTATCAATATAATAAATATTTTCTTTTTTATTCCTGCTTCTTGAAATTTTTGGTGTGGAATCATAAAAAGATAAACTAACAAAACATTTATTATCCCAATGACTAAAAAATGATGTTCCAACTGGTTTATTATTTATACACCAATTCATTGCTTTGATAATAGCAGACTTACCGGTGTCACTTTTACCAACAATTACATTGACACCTTTGTCAAATGTAATTGTGTTATTTTTGTGTGATTGATAGTTTTCAATTCTTAACAGCTTAATCATTTTGTTTGCCTCCTGCAATATTCAGCAATCAATAATGCCTCAGCAACTCCATCTTTGAGTCCTCCCTTTGGACCATAGAAACAAGATTTGGGAGCTTTAGGAAATAATTTTTGTGCGGTCGCTACTGAGTCCTTTTTAGGTTTCTTTATAAGTGAGAAATTCCTTTTCCATTTCAATGGAGCAACTTCCTCATATTTAATATCCATCATGTCAAGTATAGTTAATATACGCCCATATCCGGTGCATGTAGTACAAGTAGATTTGACACTTTGTTTTGGTGGGTATTGTATTTTTTCAATAAAGCAAAAAGCAAGGGTACCCTTCTCTATTATTTCATCAATTTTAAAAATAATTGATTTAACATCAATTTCCTTACCGGCAGTCAATGGCATGTGTATACTTTCAAGGTACCTACCACCACGTGTAACAAATGCAATTCCCCCAGTCTTGCCTGGATCAATTCCCATATATATTTGTTTCATTTTATTCCTCATTTTACTAAAAATCCCCATTGCAAAGCCATTGCTTTAGCAATACCAGGAAAAGTTTTACTGCGAAGTTTTGTTCTATCGGTTTTGGGCATTCCCGACAGTTCAGTATACCAAGAAGGCATACTTTTTCCGCTTTTGAATCGTATTCGTGAGGCAGGCTTTACTACTTCCGTATGTTTCAGTTTTGGTAATCCTTTCAACCATAGACAAGTCCTTTTTTCAAATGGGTCTCCAAATTGAAAAGGATTTATAATTTGATCTGGTTTTCTCCATTCAGTGCTCATAATTCCAATAGGATTTTCAATAGCTATTTTTTCACACTTTGCATTTGCGAAAAGCATAAAAAAATCAATAGCTTCTTTTCTACTTTTATACCGCTTAATCGCTTTTTCACCGTACCGTTCAATGTTAAACCATCTATTTCCTGTGACTGTTAGAAATGTACAAGGAGGAAAAGCAATTATTAAATCCCAATCTTGTTCCAACAACTTTATAACATTTTGCTGCAAATGCCATTCTGGATGTCCTCCACTACATGGAAGTATATCACATGAGAATGCTTCGATTCCTAATTTTCTCATTTCTATCGTCACAGTTTGAGACTCTTCACACGCAATCAAGCTTTTTCCCATTTTTTATATTCTCTCCTTACACGCCAAAAATAAGTCTGTCTAATAAATCAGTATTTTGGTTTTCTTTTTGTCTTAATACTTTCTTCAATTTCTTCCCACTTGTCAGTACATCTTTGTTTCAATTTGTCTTCCAAGTTGTTCTTTTCAATATATTGAGTTAAACCTTTTAAAGAATATTCATTTCCATCCCATTCAATACATTTAGTTGTATTCACTTTTTCCTTAAGCTTTCCACGGTCAGCAGTTCTAAGGTCATACAAAAAACAAATATTGGAAGTAATATTATCAACACCATAATCAAAAAGAATATCAATAAAACATTCCCTAAAAGGTCTATCATTACCAACTTTTGTAACCTGAACTTTTGTGGTAACGCCAATTGTTCTTCCTTTTCTTTTATGCTTTTCAACTTCAGCAAGCCACATGATTACACTTGCCATGTGGTCGAATGCTTTCCCACCAGTCCTGTAATATTTACGCCCAAATGTAGCGTTTATATTAACACGGACTTGGGAAATAATAATCAAGATAATGTTTTTGTTTTTAATATCCTTTTTTCGTGTTCTAAAAAATACACCAAGTTCTTTTTGCTTTTCAAGATTGTATGTACCCTTTTCTCCTTTCTTCTTATCTCTTTTTTGTTCTGCTTCAGATCCAATCATATCAAAACTATCAAGGACATAGATTAAAGTCTCATTATCTTTTAGACTTGCAACTTTCAATTTAAAGCGTTTTTCAAAGTCCTCGATTGTCTCTGAATTTTCTTGTCCTGGCTTTATTATTTTAAATCCATACATTTTCATTGTATTAAAGGAATATCGTTCCTCAACATCATCATAAAACCATATCAATTTTGATTTGAGGATTTTTTTTACATAGGCAATAAATTCAGTTGCTAATAATGTTTTACCTGTACTAGAGTCTCCAACAATATTTATTATTCTGCTGACTGGATAACCACCGGATAATGCTAAATCCAATTGATCACTACCTGATGATATTACTTTAATCTCATCTTTTATTTTTTTATTTGAAGTAATAGATTTTTTAATATTATCAACTACTTCTTTTTTATTAATTCTTTTTCTTGTTTTTTGATCTTTTGTGGGTTTCATAAGAGACGTCCCCTCTTAGAACTTCTTTTAATTTTTCAATATCAACAAACCAACGACCACCAATTTTTTTACCAATACTAAAATTTTTACACCAATCCCGAAGTGTATATTTTTCAATTTTTATATTAAATTCTTCAAGAGCAAATTTAACAGCATTACTTGTTGATATTTTATTACTCATATTTATTCCCCAGATTTTTCAGCGCATTCTTCCCAAATATCTGGAGTTTCCTCATGACATTGATTACAAAATTCTTCATATTCTTCACAATCTTGACCAAAAACACCTCCAGCAATACATTTAGACTTTATTTTCTTTTTTTTAATAGATGTTTTTCTTGTTCGTGTTTTATTTTGTTTTTTTCTTAAAGATTTGTGTTCTTCAACTTCATCCTCTTCAACTTCATCCTCTTCAACTTCATCCTCTTCAACTTCATCCTCTTCAACTTCATCCTCTTCAACTTCATCCTCTTCAACTTCATCCTCTTCTTCATTCCCTATACCTAAAAATATATTTTTTACTTCTTTATAGGTAGGGATACAAAGCATTTCATCAAGTTGATATACATCATTGAGAATATCTTCATTATAATTTTCTTCCCGCTCTTCAAAATCAAAATCTTTTGGTTTAAATCCTTTATAATCACCAAGACGCTTTGCACCTCTAAAAGTTACAGTATATCCTTCATCAAGATCAGCAAAGGCAATAAATTCTCCCTCCCCTTTTGCTGAATATTTTGCTTTTTCAATTATTTCTTTCTGTACTTCATAATCACTCGTACTAAATAATTGAATGCCTTTATCCGGTTCTTGAGTATCAATAACATTATATATTACACGTTTTGAAAAATTAAGTTTTTTAATTTCTTCATCATCTTTTGAAAACTGCCCAGAATCAAGCATTCTCTTTCGTTCTTCACAAATTGGACAAGGTTTTCCAAATGTATATTTAAGACAAAGAATTGATCCCTCAAGTGCTCCTGCACCTGATTTATGTGCAGCAACACTTAATTTATAATCTAAACTTCCAATTTTTCTTCCTTTAGGATGTCTCTTTGATTTTACTTCATAGGGAATAATATCAATGGCATTTTCACCTTTTTTTACTTGATAAAATTCAACCTCCTCATAATTGGAGATATCAAGTAATTGTTGTCCACCAAAACCTCCAGATTCTCTGTCATTATAATCTTCTTGATAAACTTCCTTTAAACTTCTTCTACTTTTTTTTAAGTTTCTTTTACTTTTTTTTGTCATTTATTCTTCTCCTTTTTTTATTATTATTTAAATCTTTAATTATAATTTCATCAATTTCATCAATTGATTTTTGACGTATTTTTTCAATAGACTTTGGTTCAGTTGGTGTTGAAAACCATTCTGCAAGTGCCAACTTGACAAGATTTTCAAGTGCTCCTTTTCTTTGCTGAAAGGATTCAACCGCAACTTTTAATATATCATGTTCATAACATCTTTTGTTATAACTGTCCTGTGCTTTTTGGTATTCTTTATGTTGCAATATTTTAGACGTTATAAATGATTCAGTAATCTTTATCCCTTGTTTTTTTAAATCATCACTTATTGTAGCAAATTCTTCTCTAATAGTTTCCCCCAATATGGCTTTTTTTAAATCAAAAAATTGTTTTGCTTCTTGTCTTTCTTTTTCAGCATCAATACACAATTTAGCATATTTCATGTATCGATGAGGTTGGTTTAACCATTCAACTTCTAATTGATCAATATCAATAAATAAATCCTGATCATAATCATAATCCTTCATTCTTTACTTTCCCCTTTTAAAATATTTTATTCATCTATAAATATATACACATTAGAATTATAAATAAATTACATTTTTTTTAATTTATTTATAATTTTCTTTGAATAGTGTTCTTTTTTATTCGAGTACCACGTTCCATTGTACAATTAGATTCAATTATACACTCAGGTTCAATATGACAACCAGATTTAATTTCACAATTAGATTCAATATGACAATTAGATTCAATTTTACAGCTAGATTTAATATGACAATCAGATTCAATTATACAATTAGATCCAATATAACAACCAGATTTAATATGACAATTAGATTCAATATAACAATTAGATTTAATTTCACAATTAGATTTAATTTCACAATTAGATCCAATATAACAATTATTTCCAATTTTACATTCAGATTCAATACGGCAACCAAATCTAATATGACAATCAGATTCAATTATACAACCAGATTCAATATAACAACCAGATTTAATATGACAATTAGATCCAATATAACAACCAGATTTAATATGACAATTAGATCCAATATAACAGTCAGATTTAATATTACAATCATCCCCGATTGTAATATTTAATTCTTTCAATCGGGGATCGGACTGATCGACTTCTATTAATTTATCATTATAGAAAATTTTCATACTTTACTTTCCTCTTTTAAAATATTTTATTCATCTATAAATATATACACATTAGAATTATAAATAAATTACATTTTTTTTAATTTATTTATAATTTTCTTTGGATCATGAGTAAATCTATCTCTAAATTCTGCTTTTTTGCCCTTATTCCAATTAGA